CAAAGGGAAATAAATATTCATTTATAGAAGGTATTGAGATACCGCACCCCGATTATGTCAAATATGCTCCTAGATGGAAAAAAGCAAGAGACGTAATAGAGGGTGAAGACGCTGTAAAGGATACTGTCAATAGAGAAGTTTATTTACCTCGTTTAGGTGGGCACACGAATGACACACAGGGTAATGCCGACTACAATTCATTTGTTGAATACGCGGAGTTGTTTAACGCAACAGGACGCTCAGTGGAGGCATACCGAGGATTACTTAACCGTAAACTTCCTTTTATAAAACTTCCACCTAGTGTACGTGATTTGATTGAATCATTTACTATTAAAGATGAGTCCATTTACACATTTATGGAACAAATAGAAGTGGAAACAATAGTGACAAATCGTGTAGGACTTTTTGTAGACCATCCATATGTAGATGGTGATAGGGCACTGACTAAACATGAAGCACGCTTTATGAACATGAGTCCTTATGGCACTATGTACACTGCTGAATCAATTATAAATTGGGAAGAGAAACGTATAAACAACCGAATCATGACTAGTTTAGTTGTGTTGAAAGAAACAGAATATGTTCGCGTAGATTCTTTTATACCTGAGCTAAAGACAACATACAGGGTATTAGAGATTGATGATGATGGATTCTATAGGCAAATCATTGTAGAACCTGAAGTCATTGTAACAAATTTAAACGAGCAAGGCGTAACACGCAACGTAGTAGTTGATGAAGTGTATCCATTACAAGATGGGAAGAAGATGACGCACATACCTTTTTATCCTGTAACAGCGCAAGGCGTAACATGGGAATTAAGCAAATCAGTTATTGGCGATTTAGTAAATGTAAATATAGCACATTATAGAAACACGGCTTTTCATGAAAAAGCTATTATGTGGACGGCGAGCCCAACAGCAGTTTTTAGTGGATTACCTACAGATACTCAGAGTATTGGTATAGGTTCTACAGAGGCAGTTATTATAGCTCCCGGAGGCACTGCCAAATATTTGGAGTATGAGGGACGAGGACTTGAGGACATTAAATTAGCACTTGATAAAAAAGAACAGCAGATGGCTATATTGGGTGCAAAGATATTGGCAAATGAAGTAAATGGTATTGAGAGTGGTGAAGCCGCAATGATACATCGTGCAGGAGAACAGGGTATATTAGCGGATATAGCAACTACTATTGGAAACGCGATGGAGCAATTGATTAAAGTTATTTGTAATTGGCGAAAAGTCAGTTACACAGATAATTCTATTGTTGTTGATATTACCAAAGATTACACACCTGCTGTTATTGATGCAAACACAATTATAGCGTTGGGTAAAGAGGTATCTGAAGGACGTTTGAGTTATGAATCTTATATCGGTGCAATGCAGAGAGGTGAAATAATTCCTGCAACCCGTGATGCCAAAGCAGAATTGAAGTTAATTGCTAAAACGCATGAAGGCACGGTATTAACAAACACAGAAAGAATTGAGTATTTGGAGAAGAAGGGAATGATGGATATACTAAAAAGAGCAAAGGATTTAGAGGAACAAGCAAATCCTGAGCCAAAAGTAGTAGAAGAAGTTAAAAAAGAAGAACCAGTAGTAGAACCAAAAACTATGGAACTATAAACCTATGGAATAGGCGAGTTTCAAGTAGAAGAAACCTAGAGGGTACAGAATGAGTGACAATAGTGAAGTAAAGAGTGTAGTAAAGTTTTTAATGAATGTTAAGACAATGTTTGACATAACAAACACGAAGCTACCTGAAGACGCAACCAAGATTGATTTCGATCAGTTTGAAACAGATTTTTATAAAGCAAATGAGGGATTGCAGAAAAACAGAGATCAATTGAAGACAGAAAAGCTAAAATTAGTAGATGAAGCAGATGCAAACAAGACTACAATGGATGAATTAACTAAAAAGTATAGCTCTATTGACGAAAACCTTCCCGACAAGTATAATAAGGCAATTGATGAATTAAGTGGGTTAAAAGCTAGTATAAAAGACGGAGCAGTTGACATTGATTTGATTAATAACAAACACCAATCAGAGATTGAGTTATTGACAACAACAATGGAAAAAGCAAAGACTGATGAATTAGCGGTAAAAGATACCGAACTTAATTCTTTTAGGACTTCATCGGACACGTTTAAAGGGTTGTATACAAAGACTCTGCGTAAAGAGGGTCTTATGAATGAGTTAGAAAGAATTAATGTGAATCCAGAGGACAGACCATTAATAATGAGGGCATATTTAGGCAGAGCCGAGGTGTCGAATGAAGGTGAAGACAAAGATAAATTTGATGTCTTCTATAAAAACGATAAAGGCGATTTACAATCAGGCACTGAGTTTTGGGACAAATGGGCGACTGACGGGCATAATCAGAAATATGTATTGGCTGACGAGAACAAGGGTGGGGGTGCTAATCCGAATAAAAACCCTGTTGCCGTTAATCCAAATGATAAAAATCTGAAAACCCTGAATGAAGAAAGCGACACATTATCCTTACAAGACAAGATGACACTGATGGAGAATATGTCGCCTGCAAAGAAATAATTTGGAGGAATAAATTATGTCACAGGTAAGTGGAGTATCCCAATATTGGAACAGCCCTCAGTACGAGGGAATGTTATGGACAGCAGATCAAGTACCGGGGAGAGCGAATAACCTTCCTTTTCTAGGGATTCTTGGTGGATTAACGGGCGCAAATTACAGGATAGTTCCTGATTTTGATTATGCAATGAGTGCAGTATACGATTTTGCTGTACCTTCTCAGCCAGATATTGATGAAACAGATTCATTGACGGCAATCGCGGCTACATCTCCTGTTTTATCACAGGTGAGAAATAGTTGTGGAATCGCACAGGGCACAGTAAACATTTCGTACAAGAAATTGTCTACGATGGCTCGTGTAGCTACTGATATAGTAGCAGGTGGAGTTGGTTATTGGGCTAAAGAAGGCACACCAATTGAGAACGCAATACAGGAGAGAAAATCTTATATCTTTAAGAAACTGGCAAGAGACTTGAATTACACATTTATGAATGGTACTTTTCAGGAATCAACAGGGGTAACCGTTTCAGGTATGACCCGTGGTGTTGTAACAGCGGCATCCACAAACGCAACAGCGGCAGGTAGTATAGAACTAAACGAAGCACTCTTACAAGAGTTATTCGCAGATTGTGCAGTTAATTCAGGCAGACAGTGTTTTAACAGTTATCCAGTAATGTTTGTAACCGCAATTCAGAAATACAATATTTCCAAGATTTTTGGTTATCAGCCAGCGAATTGGAATATGGGTGGAGTTGCAATAGACACTATTTTAACTGATTTTGGAACAGTAGGTGTTGTTCATGAACCAATGGTTCAAGTAGACACAGCAAGCACAGACACTATTGCTTTACTCGCAATGGACGCAATTCGTCCGGTATTCAATCCGGTTATTACGGAAAACGGTACAGCAGGTTTGATGGTATATGAAGATATGGCAAAACTTGGTGGTGGGTATCAGGGATTCTTTCAGACACATGTTGGTATTGACTATGCAAATGAAAAAATGCATGGGAAAATCACTGGCTTGACTCAGAGCAGAATTTAGCAACTAGTTAGATGGAACTAACGTGGGGGAAACCCCACTTCATTTAAGACAAAAGGAGAGACAAATGTATCAAGAATATAGGGTAAAAAATGTAGCCCTTGGAACAGAATTAAAAAACAAATTTGGTGCGCGTACACAAGCAGACGGCACTATAGCAAAAAATAGACTTATTGAAGAAGATGCTAGTAATGACATTATAGCGGGAACACTGGATTCCGTGAGGTCATTTGCGGCTAATCAAAGTGCAGGACGTGTTGATGAAGATTATTTCCTAGCAGAAACTGGACTGGTAAATCTTACCGCAGGAACTGACATGGTAGCGGGACAGCGTTTCAAATGTGGAACAGCAGGTAAAGCAATTGCTTTTCTTGATTCCGTATTAATTGACACAACTATCGCCACACAGGTTGGCGTACCTTTTACGAATCAGCCAGCAACAGACACAGTAGATGTTGAAAGTTCAAGTGCGTTAGATGTCACACAGACAGTAACACTTTATGGAACAGACTCAGCAGATGCGTATATTACTGAAACCCTTACTCTCACAGGCACATCGGCAGTTTCTACTGCTAGTGCATTATGGAAAGCAGTATGTGGTATTGAATTGAGTGCGGCATGTGTGGGTACAATGACAGTTACTGAAAACAGTGGTGGACTAACCATTAAAGCAGTTACCATTGGTGACACATCAGCGAGTATTATAGCAGTAACTGATGGTTATAGTTATAACAAGAAAGCTGAGATTAAAGCTAGTGGGGCATCAACAGGACAGATTGTATCATTTATTGAAGCAACTGATGGAGCAACAGCAAGTGGATTAGCAATACAGATAAATGGGGCAACAGAAGTACTATATGGTACAGTTAGTTATAAAGTTACTAATTTGATGGTTGGAAATGTAGCCGCAGATAGAACACTTACACTAGCTACATCAAGTACAGAAGACGATATTAAATTAGCGGTTGGAAAAGTCATTAAAGGGGCTGATGCAGGTGATGAGATAATCGGGCTTATATAATCACGAGAAATAAGGAGAAAGTATTATGATGTTTACGGGAAAAGGAAAGGTTTGGGATAGCAAGAAGAATATTAGCCTATGTAATTTTGGTTTAAAAGGGGTACTACACACGGAAGACGCTTATGTAATTAAACGACTTCGTGAATTAGGGTATGTCGAAGCCAATGAAAGCAATATGGTGAATGTTGAAATCTGTAATGGTATAAATGTGGATTGGCGTGAAAAGTATGACACAGTTATGGAAACCAACAGAAAGCTACGTAGTGACATGATTATTTTAAGGCAAGAGTATACAGCGATGGAAACACGGCTGACTAACCTTGCAGAAGTGGTTGAAGTCCCTATTGCTGTAAAAGCCCCAGACAAAGTTGTAGCAGATTGGAAAGCTGAGTTTTATGAAGTCGGTGGTAATTATGTAACACGTGATTATCCAAATATAAATGGTGTGAGTGCATTGAATAAACTTAAAACTTTTATTAAATCACAAACAGGTGTTACTGATATGAGGGCGATGAAGAAAGATGAGACAATACGAGCTGTGACAAAAATACTTAAAGACAAGGGATTAATTTAATTTAATTTAATAATACATAGGGGGATGAACAATCCTCCTTTTTTTATAATAGGAGAATAAAATGGGGTATACATTACGGGAGAAAACACTACTGAGTGCAGTAGTAACAGATACAGTGGGGACAGAAATAAATGTCAGTTTATATGGTGCATTGACTTTTCAGGTAATAGCAACAGGGGCACCCGCTGTGGCAACAGTAACAGTAGAGTGCTCGTTAAATGGAACAAATTGGGTAACATACAAGACATGGTCGGTGACGGTGGCAACATCGGATATATACGGTATAGATGGACAGCCTATGAAATATGTACGTGCTAGTGTTTCAAGTCACGCAAGTGGAACTTATAGCGTACTAATGTTAGCACGAGAGTAAAAAGGAGTAGTAAATGTCATTTATTTCAGCCGATGGCACCGGATTATCCACGGCCACATCGTATACGACTTTAGCGTATGCAAATACTTATGCAGACTCTTTTTTCGATGAAGCTAGTTGGCTTCTTTTTGACGCACTTGCAGACAGTTCAAAAGAGAGATTTTTAAACAGAGCTACGATGTATATCAATGATACATATTCTTTTGTAGGTGATAGAGGTAGTGCAGATCAGGCCCTCGAATGGCCGCGAGATTACGCGTATAATTCCGAAGGTGATGCAGTAACAGGTATTCCATCAGCAATTAAACAAGCTACGGTTCTTAGTGCGAAGAGACTTTTAAATTCCACGGAGCTGAGTCCCGACTTAGAACGTGGTGGAGCAATAACGAGTGAGAAAATTGACGTAATAACTATTACTTATAGTGAAGGTGCATCAAGCTACACCAAGTTTACTGAGATAGAAAACTTATTGCGTACGTCAGGCTTAATAGAAGCCAACCGAAATGCAATTGTAAACGCTCGCCTAACATTGAGATAGGGTAAGGTAACCATGGATTATACAGCATTAAAGACAAGAGTAAACAGTTTAATAAAACGCTATACGGAGTTGACAATCTCGTTTACTCGAACTGAGTCCACTACGGCATCAAAGATATATGACCCCGCTACAAACACCTTTAAATGGTACACAGATGGTTCTGAGGTGACTGCACCGACAGCTACTGATTATGAGGGATATTGTATTGAAACTTTCACAAGTGATTATTTCAAAGCAAAGGGATATGTCAATGAATCAGATCGTACATTTATTACCAATGGTATACCAAAACTAAACAAAAATGAAACCGTTACTATTGATGGCACTGCTTATACAGCTTATAGAGTAGCAACAGTGAATCCCGGTGGCACAGATGTATTATATAGAATTAATGTGAGGGTTTAATCAATGGACACCTTTGGTAAACAAGTGGAAACAAGTGTTAATAAAATACTTGGTTCTATGAATAAAGTTCTACAGGAAACAACAGTGGAATTATATTCTGATGCGGTGGTACGTACTCCTATTAAAGCAACTGATGCAATTAATTCATGGGGTGTTTCAATTAACACTTCTGATGGAGCAAGCAAATTAACGGTTTCTAGCAATGATGAAAAAGAAAGTGTGGCACAGCAGGTACACGCAGTGATTGCAGGTTCTAAACTAGCAGATAATTACTATTTGAAAAATGATATTTACTATATACTTTTACTAGAGAATGGGGGTTATGCAGGTATACCACTTCATGAGCGAGACCCTTATCCACCTTGGTACCCTGCTAGTCAGTACCCACGACCTTTTACTTTGTTGACACAAGGAGCAAATGGGCCAATTTCAAAGAAAGCCCCAAAGGGTATGGTTAAAACTACTATGGCAGAATCTGCGAATGTTTTCAGAGACATGTGTACAAAATACGGGGGTAAATAATTGGCAAATACAGCACAGAATGATATAATTACGGTAATGCAAACTCCTTTGGCTTCACTAACAACTATCAGTGCAGGTAACATAGCGTATATAAATGACGACTACAAACCTGTTAGAGGTACTTCTTGGTTACAGTCTTGGATGTTTTTTACTGAGTCCACACAGGCTAGTTTAGGTACTACGGGGCAACAGCGTTATGATGGATACATGCAGATAGATGTGGCTGTACCGGTAGGAAATGGACGTACAGATGTGAACCCTATATTAGCAGAGTTGATGACAGCGTATAAAAGAGGCACTACATTGACTAATTCTGATATAAGTGTAGAATGTAAGAGAGCGTGGGAAAGCACCCCGTATAGTGGTGAAGGTTGGTACATCATACCGTTGAATGTTCGGTGGTATGCGTACACAGAGATATAAATAAAAGAATAAATTTGGAGGACAATTATGAGTTTTAGTTCAGGGTCGCAAAGAGACCTATATTTTAAAAAAGAAGTTACATATGGAACAGTAGACCCTACCGCAGGTGGAACTGTCTACGCAGGATTTGAGGAAATACGTAACACAGAGGATTCAATCAGTTTAGTTAGAGATAACTTTGTATCTGATGAACGTAGAGGGGATAGAGGTATTCACGACATGAGGTTGGGAAACAGACAACCGGCAGGGGATATTGGATTTGAATTAAGTTATGATTCATTTAATGAATTTCTAGCAGGTGCATTTTGTAGTGCATGGGCAGGTGCAGGTAGTTTAATTTTAAAGAAGGGTACTACACTATCTTCATACTCAGTAGCTAAGGTATTTTCTGATTTGCCTGAGTATCAGTTATATACAGGTGGAGTAATCAATACCATGTCGTTGGACATCAATCCAAACGCAATGGTAACGGGTTCATTTGGTATGATTTTCAAAGGCATGACAAGTGGGAGCACAGCATATGTAACAAGTCCTACGGCAACAGGCACAAATAGACCTTTTGATGGATTTACAGGGTTAATTACTGAAGGCACAGGAGCAGGGGTAACCATAGGGGTTGTTTCCGCCCTTAGTTTGAGTTTAGATAATGGATTTGAACGAAACTTCGTATTGATGAACGATGAAAATCCACAGGTTACATGGGGAAAATCAAATGTAACAGGTAGCATGACATTGTACTTTGAAGATACAACCGAGTATGACAAATTTGTTGGGGAAACAGAATCAGGGTTAACCATAACCTTAGATGATTTAGAGGCAGGTGGAAACACATATATAATCAATCTTCCTCGTATCAAATATACGAGTGCTGATGCACCTGTAAACAGTGATGGTGCTACAATGATAACAATGAACTTCCAAGCACTTGATGATGTAACTGCGGAATCGAATATAGTTATCACGAAATCATCATAGGGGGTGAGTTATGGGCGATTTTAGTTCAGGGTCACAAAGAGACCTTTTTTACACATTAGAAGACAGCTTTGGTTCAGGGCCTAGTGTTCTGAACATGGCTGAAATAAGAAATACTGAAGACTCCATTAGTTTAGTAAGAGACAATTTTGTTTCCGATGAACGCCGTGGTGACAGAGGTATTCATGATATGAGGCTAGGCAATAAACAGCCTGCCGGAGATATGGGATTTGAATTAAGTTTTGATGAATATGACAGATTAATACCATTAGCACTTTGCAGTGACTTGGCGGCAAATACGGTTATCACTACAGATATGACAGCCACTTATATAGATAAAGATACAGGTGTTATGACTTCAACAGGAGAAACATTTGTAGCAAAGGGATTTGAGGTAGGGGATAAAGTAGTTACAACGGGTTGGAGTGATGGCGGAAACAATGGTACATTTACTATAAATGCAGTTACTGAAGAAACTATGACACTTTCACCTATTACAGGCTTAGTAACAGTGGCAGTAGGGGATGCAGAAGCAACAGTAGATTTAGCGGCATGGAGTCCTTGGACAGCACCTTATACTGATTTATCGGTATCGGTAGTAGCAACAATAACGGTAAATACATTTGTACGTGCAGGTGGTAGTTGGATTACAGACGGAGTACGAGTTGGGGATGCAATAACAACTACAACTTTTGATGTTGAAGCAGGAAACAATTTAACTACTTATGTAACTGCTTTATCAGCATTGACTATGACGGTAGCAGGAGCACTTACTACAGCTATTGCAGATGTAGGAGTATTTAACACAACTGCAAGAGAAATAAAGAAAGGAACAACGGTAAGAAGTCTAGTAGTGGAAAAGGCTTACACAGATATAGCAGAGTATCAGAAATACACAGGTGGAGTTGTAAACACGATGTCGTTGGACATCAATCCAAATGCTATGGTAACAGGTTCTTTTGGAATGTTATTCAAAGATGCGGCAAACAGTACATCAGCGTATCACAGTGGAACACCTGTGGTAACGACCGCTAATAGACCTTTTGATGGGTTTAGTGGGTACATAAATGAAGCAAACGCCGCAAACGCATTAGCAAGTGGCATGAGCATTAGTTTAGACAACGGGTTTGAACGAAACTTTGTATTAATGGCAAATACTTGTCCTCAAATGACAAGTGGTAAATCAAATGTAACGGGGTCAATAACTTATTACTTTCCTGACCAAGTACTTTATAACAAGTTTGTTAATGAAACAGAATCTAGTCTTGAAGTAAGATTTGTAGATGATGACTTAGAAGGATTTATTGTTACATTACCAAGAATAAAATACACCAGTGCTGATACCCCTGTCAATAGTGACGGAGCAGTTATTAACACAATGAATTTTCAAGCACTTGATGACTCAACAGAGGCTTCAAACATAATTATTAGGAGACAACCTGCGGTATAAATTGTGGGTATAGATAAACAATAGGAGAACAAAATGGGAAAAATGGTAGATTTAAGTAAATTTTCAGTAAAAGAATTATCGAATGAAGGTGTAGTATTTAAACTTATAGACGACTTTGGTATAATTGTCGATGAGGGTGATGAAGTTCCGATCGACTTTGTTCTATATGGAGCAGATGCGAAGAAGATTTCAAAAGCACGGGCAACATACAATGCTGTGTTAGAGATTAAGAATGTCAAGGCACACAAGAAAGAAGCGGCATCAATGGTATTTATAGGTGCATGTGTACGTTCATGGAGCGATTTCATGTATGCGGGCGAAGTAGTCAAAGACGGTGATGTGAATGCGTTAACAGTGTTCTTAGAAGATTGCCCAATGTTTAGAGATCAAATTATTGAATTTGTATTTGCACGTGACAATTTTTTAGCGAGCTAAGACAGCAATTACACGAGGCTGTCGATGCTAAAATAGATTTAACATATCCAAAGAAAGACGGTACAATATTATATGACCATCTTATACAGGTAGAGAAATCAACAGGAAAAAGGGATACTTTATTAGATAAGGTATCCCCTCCTATATGCTATACTGATATTTGGGAAATGTATTGGAGAATTAGAAGGGGGGAGTCGTTGCAATGTAGTGAAATACTAGCATATAAGCTTCTTACCGAGGAAGAAATAGGACGATATGAGACGAACTTGTTGTTGATGATGGACGGTTTTGTTTCCTCTAAAATGGAAGCGAAGCGAAAGAGTGAGAGTTAAGAGGTGGTTTAACACATGAGCGAAGAGAGAAATGTCCTTTATTTTGAGATAAAGAAAGTCGGTGTTGATGCCGCCAATAAAGCTTTAGAAAAATACATAAAACTCTCTAAAGAAGCTGATGCAGTTAAGAACAAGTCGGCAAAAGGTGGTAGTTCTAGTTTTGCTAAATCTGCATCAGAAGCGGGACAATATGGTTCCGCACTTAAAAAATTAAATTCAATTCAAAAAACCTCATTAAGCATTGAAGAGCAATTTACACAGCACCAGAGCATAAATGCGGCAATAATAGCAAAAGTGAGTAGTCGTATTAAGGAGTTGAGTGCTTCCAAGGCAAAAGAGATACTTGTTGCAGAAAAGGGCGCTCATGTATACTCGGATTCAGCACAAAAAGCGGAAATGTTACGTGTAAAAGAGGTTATGTTGCAGGCTACTTTTAAAGCAGGTCTACAGGTATTCCAAGAACACAATGAAGCCATAGAAATGATGAACCTCAAACTTAAAGGGATTCATCCCGGAGTAGAGAGATTAACTGAAATACTGCATATGAAAACCGTGAATGAAAAAGCGGGTACGAAAGCCACAAGAGAGTCAAACAAAGCTATTGGTATGCTTACAAAGACACTTAAAACCACTACTGATGAAATGAAGCGACAAGAGATTCAAGAAAAAATAGGAATACTTACTAAAAATAAAGCCATTTCTTTAGCCATGAAACGGGCACAGACTGAGAAACTTTGGATAGACCAAGAACACAATAAAACTCGTATTATAGCACAAGCTAATACACAATTAAAGTTATACAACCTAACCTTAAAACAAGTGGATAAAGAGTTGAAAGTAACCAAAGACGGTGTTAAGAAACTCACTGTTATGTTTCAGCAAAAGAATAAAGTTACTAATGGAGCTAGTAGCACTATAAAGGCGTATAACCAACGAATAAAACAAGTACGTGCTGATATTGCAAAAAGTACTGATTCACTTGAAAAAGAAGCTTTAGCGCTTAAAAGGAAAGCTCTTATAGAGGCTAGGCACAGTACCCAACTTGCTAAAAGAACAGCATTAATGAAACTAGCGAATATAGCTCAGAAGCAAGATAAGTTTTTATTAAAAGATGCAAGTATGGCTATACTGACATATAATGACAAGATCAAGAAACTTGTCAAAACTATTCAAGACGAACACAATGTAATGAAAAAGGTTACTGTCGCTAATAAAGCCATGAAGCAGGCACACACCCTAGGTGCACAGCTAGCTAAATCGTATGCCCACGCACTTGACGAGATAGAGAAAGAATTAAAACAGAACATGAGTGCGGAAAGGCGATTAGCCCTTGAGATGAAACAACGTGCTCTTCAGGAAGCCAAACTAGCTTCGATAACGTCAAGTACTAATGGGTTGTTGAAGATAAGACGTGTGCGATTAGATGCGATGTCTAAAAGTTACATGAAGGCTAGTCAGGCAATGACACGATTTGGACGAGTTATGATACGATATGTGACGACTACTATGGTAGCGGCTTTGGCTCAAGGTGTAAAGTTTGCGGCGAATATTGAAGCACAGACAGTTCGATTTGGTGTATTGACCGGTAGCTTGAAAAAAGGTTCACGATTGTTTCAAGAGATAATTGCATTTAGTGCAAAGACTCCATTTTTACTGCCTCAGTTAGACCAAGCCGCACAGGTGTTGTTGGCATTTGGTTCACCGTTAAAAGACGTAATGACTGAGTTACGTATGTTGGGTGATGTAGCACAGGGTGACGCTCAAAAACTAGAACGTATTGCCACATCTTTTGGTAAAGTACGGGCTCGTGGAACCGCACATATGAGAGAGTTAAATCGTTTCATCATGAGTGGTGTCCCAATTATTGCAGAATTAAATAAACAGTTTGGGTTAACTGGAAATGCACTTTTCACTATGATACAAAAGAATCAGATTAGTTTTGATAATATTAACAAAGCATTTAAGACCATGACCGAAGAGGGTGGTAAATTTTATAAGATGACTGAAAATGTGGCTAAAACATTGGAAGGTCGTTTCAGCACCGCCGTGGATAATATGAATTTGAATCTAGCACGACTTGTTGAAGATTTCACTCCTAAATTAAAGAGATTGTTGGAACAGTTTATTGATTGGTCACAGGCATTTAGAACGTTGGATAAAGATGCACGTAGAGCACTTGTAACTACTATGGCAATAACTGCGGCTATAGGGCCTGCGGCATTAGCGGTAGCAGGTGCGGTCAAATTAATTGCTAATGCTGTGGCAGGAAATTGGGCGGGATTAATTATCGCAGCTGTAGCTTTAGCCGCCTCTTTTGTTGGTTGGTTTGTTTTAGCAAAGAAAATGGATGATATAAGTGCCAAAGCAATTGCCCTTAAAGAAAGCACAGAAAAATTAGCAAAGGCAGAAAAGTTTCAAGAAGGCATGCTCCCCGGATTAACCAAGGAAATGTTTGACTTGGCAAAAGCTTATGACGCTTATGGGATGGCGGTTCAGCAAGCAAACGAAATAGTGGCGTTACAGGCTAGGTTAAACCCTGAAGATGGGGAGATTTTAACTAAAAATTTAGAGAAAGCATTTAAAACAATACAAAACATGCAAAATAAGAAAATACATGTAGGTGGTTTGTTCCGAAATATTCCTAGTGCTATAGACATGGCTACTGATCTTATTTCACCTGAAAAGTTACGTAGTTATTTTAATGAGTTACAAGTAGTAATTCCTGAAACAGAAACTGTTATTGCAGAGGCTATTAGAGCAAAACTAGGTACGGATAAAAGTCTTGATGCAATGACCACCGCAGAATTTAACAAATTTACTACAGAGGATTGGAAAGCGTTAGGTGCTAAACTGTCTGTATTAGTGGGCAAAGACTTAGATGAGTTTGAGAAGATAATTGAAAAGGGTATCAATGCAAGAATTAAATACATAGGTTCAGATGCGTACATGAGAGAACTACTTGGTATTTCTCCTGAAGACGCATTGAATGATTGGGGGTTAGCGGTTTCTGAGGGGCTTAAGAATATAACAGGTGATATGGACACAGGGCTTATTGACTTGTCCTCAGGGATTAGTAGAACACAGCAGGTACTTGCTTCTTTACCTGAGATGTTAAAAACTACTATTGAAGGACTAGAAAGTGGGGAAATAAAAGAGTCTGTTTGGAAAGTAAGTTTTGAAGAAGCATTAAGTGTTGAAGATGCTGTTGCCCAAGCAAAACTAGACACAGAACAAGCAATAACAGAGTACAGTAATTATTTACGTGATATATTTTCTATGCGGTTATTTGAAATACGAGACACAAGTATGACTGATAATCTTGTATCTTCTATATTAGGGATTACTGATGAGAAAGACATAAAGAAACAGTTGCAAACACAGTTAGAAGGGTATGCTGATGCCTTTAAAGATATTGGGTTAACCACGCAGGAATTAATGGTTCTTGATACAGGGGGAAAGTTAGACGATCCGTTAAAGCAAGACCTTGTGGATAGTGTTATGGCTTCTACTAAAGTAGCCAACGATGAATTAAGGGTACTGTTAAAAGCTCAGGAAAAAATTAGTTTATTTGACGCATTTTTTGAAGGTGATGAAAACGCATTTTTGAAGGCATCGTTGGAGGCAGAGATTAGGGGTATAAGGGCAACCCTTATGGCAGGGCTAACCGGTGTGGCTGATGAGTATAAACCCAATGTGTGGAAAGTTATAACAGACGCAATAGACAGTGGTGTAACTGACATAAGCGCAATAACAGCTTTTGAAGACTTTTTAGAATTAGAGGGGATAACACTCAAGGTGCAGAAGTTTAGTACAGGTCTTGGTACTTCTATAGCAGGTGTCAGCGCTGAGTTTGCGAAAGTGGGTAATAGTGTTGCTGCAACTACAGGTACTATGGATAAAGACCTACGAACCGTTTTAATGGGATTTTCTAACCTTTTTATTAATACTGATGCCACGGCTTTAATTGCATCTATGATTGAATTTATGGCTACTCTTGCTGACTTAAATATAGAAGCAGAAAAAGTAAACCCACTACAAGGTATATTTGAAGCATACTTTGGTGCAGGAAGCAAGGCCGATGCTAAAAAAGCTATACAGGATATGATAGACCAAGCTGATCTAAACACAGCAATTTCTACGGCATTAACGAATGTAAAATTAACAGAAACATATACCATAGACAATGTCCTGTCGGACTTAATATCAGGGGCAGATATTCCAAACTTAACTGAAGAGGCTAGGGCAGTATTAGAGGAGTGGCTCACAGGTGCTGTAGATGCTATTGACATGTCCTCAAATGAATCCATACTCACACGACTTGTAGGAGACCCAAAGAATTTAAAAGCTGATTTACAGCAGATGCTTGATGAACTTAATTTTAAAGATGCATTGGCAACCGCAGTTCTAACAGAGGGGCGATCTAGTAAAGATTTACTAACTGCACTTATTGGCGACCCCGAATCACTGAGGCAGAATGACGCATATAAAAACCTTGTAGATTTATTTGCAATAGCGTTTCCTGCTGAATTAGAAAAGACTGATGTAGCTGAAGATATGATTAAGGCGTTTTTAGGTACACCCGAAGATTGGGAAGACTATATAAAGAAACTGCGAATAGCTGAATTAATGGCGAGTATACAATCACAGGTTGCAAATGTAGTAGATGCAAGAAATGTGGGTGTAGTAGATGCCGACAAAGTAACTGCTTTTGATGTACTTAATGAAATTCAAAATGGTATAAACCCCTTTCCTACTACAATGGGCACAGGGGATGGAGCACCCACTGTATCGGAGTTGGTAGCAAAATTTAATAAGGACTTTAAAGAGCTAAATGAGTTAATTAACCCTACACTTACCCCTTTTGATATATTATATGATTCAGGGGAAAAGCTACTCGATATGATGTTAGGTGAATTACTTCCTGCTTTTGAAAGTTTAGGTGCGGCATGGGCGTCAGGTAGTAGTGGTGTAGATAGTTTTAGTGATTCTATGGCAAATTTAACACAAACTATAATTGATGCCTTACCTGCAATATTACTTCAGGCAAGTATGTCCTTATTTGAAAATGGGCAATGGGAATTGGGATTAGCGGCATTACTGGCATCAGGATTAGCGGCAGTAGGAAAAGGCGCGATGAATGCAAGTGGCACAACCCCAATTACAAGCAGTGCGTCTACAATAGGGTTGGCAAAAGGCGGAATAGTAAACAGCCCACAACTTGCTATGATAGGTGAAGGCGGAGAACCCGAAGCAGTTGTGCCATTAAGCAGAGCAAATGATTTTGGGTTCGGTGGTGGAAGTGTAAACATAGTAGTAAACAACACGGCAAAAGCTGAGGTAGAAACAAGGGAGTCAACAGGTGCAGATGGGTCTAGGCAAATAGAATTTATGATATACGACACAGTTAAGAAAGGTATGAACTCAGGGGAATTTGACTCTCCAATGGGCAGTTCATATGGTGTTACACGACAAGGAAGGAGATAAGATATGAGTGCATGGCCAGCAACATTACCACAGTATGTAAATCAAAGTGGATATAGTGAGACAAGAGCAAAAGCAAAATTAGAAACGGAAATGGACACAGGGCCTGTAGTAATGAGAAACTTATTCAACGCAGTACCAACCACATTTAATATAGTGATGACAATGACGAATGACCAAGTGTCTGATTTAGAGACATTTTATGGTTCTACTACGTATAATGGTACAGCTATTTTTACATGGGAACATCCTAGAAAGACTACTGAGGCAGTTCCGGTTGCCGCTAATATGCGATTTATAGGGGCACCTCCTAAGATTAGTTACAAGGCTTTTGATGCCTTTAATGTAAGTTTTTCAGTGGAGATAACAGCATGAGCCGTAGTGTAAGCACAGATTTTAAAACTGATGTAAACAGTCAGCAGATTTCCACAGTATTTTTCACATTACTTACTCTAAATTACAGTGAAGCCACGCCTTTATACATAGTAAACAACCACGAATCAGTGACTTCAAAAGGAAATGTATTCCTACCTTTTGCATTTAGATTTACTATGCCACAAGATGGAGAAGGACGGCGTTCAGCCAACCTAGAGATAGACAATGTAGATCGTAGTATGACCACATTTATCTTAGATGCGGGATTAGTGGATTTAACAGTAACTGAGCAACTTGTACGCTCTAGTGCTTTAGACACTGCTGAAATAGAACGTTCATATGTATTACGTGATGTAACTATAACTCGTAAAGTAATCAGGGGTGAACTAATTTATCAACAGTATTTGCATGACGCATTTCCTAAATTAGTAAAAACACCTGCAAAGTTCCCCGGAGTATTTTAAGTGGATTTAATCAAGTACATAGGTATTCCCTACGCACTAGGTGGTCGTAGTTTTGAAACCTGTGATTGCTACGGGTTAGTATATTTATTCTTAAAAGAACAAGGGTATACATTGCCTTTATATGACGTTAGGTATACAATGGGGGATAGAGAGCAATTAATAGATGAGGGACAACCTCTTATATGTGGAACACGTGTTGATAACCCTATTAGCAATGCAGTGTGTTTATTCTATCGTGGGTTACATCCTGTTCACATGGGTGTTTGTACAAATAATGGAATACTACATACAACGGAAGCCTACAACAGTGTATTTGAACCCCTGTCGTCTATGTATTTAGCTAGGTACAGAGTAAAAGAATTTTATTTAATAGATGACGTGTACAAAAACTAGGAGCTTAATGTGATTACAGTTACTATACAGCCAAATCCCTTTAAACAAGAAAAGTTTGTACGACAGTATGACTACTGTTGTCAAACCGTGGAGCAACTGTATTTAATACAAAACATCGATGTAGCTATAGCTAGTTGTGTTGTTTTTGTAAATGATATATCTATTACCGATTATTCAAGAGTAGTAGACGATGAAGACATAATTGTTATAAAGGCATTACCTGAGGGCGAAGACGGCACCGGAGCCGCCGCAGGTGCTGTAGGTGGCGGTATGGCGGCACTAATATGGCTTGCAGTAGCAGGGGGCACATTATTAACAGCGGGACTCGCCCCATTAGTAGTTGCAGGTGTTGGTGCACTAATTGGTGGCCTTATCGGATGGGGTATATCTGCGGCTATACCTGATAAAGCAATACAAGAATACTCACTTAGTGCTAAAGAAAATAGTAATGAGCAAAATAAAATTGTACCCGTATTATATGGTAGCAGTAAATTCACTCCTAGTTTTGGGGGTAATGACTACACTACTAAAGTAGACTCATCTGTGATTGTAGATGAAAAAGCGGTTCAAGACACTTATCTGCATCAATTATATGTATTAGGGTATCACCCAACGGTAATTGATAATATAAAAATAGATGACAATGTATTAGCGGAAACCACTACTATTAGTGCTAGTGTTGCTTTTGATTCAAGTGGCACAATGACTGCTGTGGGTTCATTTGTAACAGCTTCTAAAATGTATGACAATGCATATATATCTGTTGTAGGTAGTGTTGAAAATGACAGACAGTATACAGTGGATTCATTTACTGATGATGTGTTAACCGTAACCCCTATTGATGGGGCGTCAATGACAACTGAGGGGGCTGTAGCAGTTGTTATATCCTTTTTAATAGTAGATGGTGCAAATTGTGTATACAGTGATGTAAACGTGCAATTAGTTACAGATGGTGTTTTAGGTACTGCCATCAATCCCACTAAAACTAACTATCCTTTTCAAACAAAGCAAACAAGTATAAACAAAGTCTGTCGTTACCAAACTTATCAATACTACACTACCCCCGATAATGTGGCCTCAGTAGACTTAGACATGGGATTTTTAAGTGGTATAGGTAGATTAAAGAGCAGTAGTAATGACAAACTATTTAAAGCCATGGTGAGATACCACATTTGGGTAAAATTAGCGGGTGAAGACGATACCATGTGGAGAAAAATAGTAGATAATCAGAAGTATAAAGG